AATTCGTGTTTCAAGTGGAGGAGCTCAATACAATACTGGTCTTACTCATGTAACAACCACAGGTACTGTTACAACAGGATCTAACGCTCAAGCTCAAGTAACAGGCACATTATATTGGAAAGTACCTGCTGAACTAGCAGGAAATACTTATGTTTATCAATGTTCAATTCATGGTGGTATGGTTGGTAACATTGTTATTGAAAGACCAAATCAAGCAAATTCTGCTGCTGTGTATGCAAATTCTGCGTTTGATAAAGCTAACTCCGCAAATGTAACCGCAGAGTCATCATTTTCTAAGGCTAATACTGCCGATGTAACCGCAGAAGCATCTTTTAGTAAAGCAAATTCTGCCAATGCAATTGCACAAGCATCATTCAATTCTGCCAATACAAATGCAAACACAATATCGATTTCATTCACTCATGCAAATGGTGCCTTCGATAAAGCAAATTCTGCAAATGTATTAGCACAAAATGCCTATAACTTTGCAAATACCATATCGGGTGGAGCTGCAATCGATAATGTGGCTAGAGCTTCAGCCAATTCTGCAACTATTTTAGCACAAGCGGCATTTAATCAAGCAAATACTGCAATTGCAGCTGGAAGTGGTGATGCATTAGCATTTGCAATTGCACTAGGATAAATAACAATTATGGCAACTCCATCTACAAGAACACAATTTAAAGACTACTGCCTACGCCGTTTAGGTTGGCCAGTCTTACAAATAAATGTCGATGACGACCAAGTAGAGGATCGTATTGACGATGCACTATCATTTTTTAATGACTATCATTGGGATGGACTTGAAAAAATTTATATGAAACACAAGATTACAGACCTTGATAGGTCACGCCGTTGGATTTATTGTCCAGATGCGGTAACATCTGTAACTGGTGTTTTGCCTTTCAATGACTCAAATTCTTCCGTTAATATGTTTGATTTGCGTTACCAATTGCGTTTGCACGACTTATACGATTTCACATCGGTAAGTTATGTTTCATATGAAATCACAATGCAACATATTCGTTCATTGCAATTATTATTTTCTGGTACACCTCAGTTCCGTTTTAATCGTCACCAAAACAAAGTATTTTTAGACATTGATTGGGATAGAGATTTACAAATAGGTGAGTATGTTATTATCGAATGTTATCGCAAATTGGTACCTGATACAATCACATTGACTGGTAGTGTTACCGGCAACACAACATCAAATACGATTATTGGATATGGTACTAGATTTGACCAAGAAGTATTAGAAAATGATATCATTACTATTGGTAGTGAATCTAAACAAATTCGTCATATCAATTCTGCCACAGAAATGACAGTAATCGATCCAATGACTACCGTGGTTAGCAATGTTACAGTCACAACTGCGGGCATCTCTGATGTTTGGAATGACCGAACATTGAAGAAGTATGCAACTGCTCTCATCAAAAGACAATGGGGTGAGAACATGAAAAAATTTGGTGGCATACAAATGCCCGGTGGTGTTACATTAAACGGTAAAGAGATATGGGATGAAGCGCAAGCTGAAATCGATAAGATAGAAGAAGATATGCATAACTACAATAGTCTTCCTAGTGAAATCTTTACTGGATAATGAATGCCAACAAATTTTTACTTCAATAATTTTCCTTCTCAACAAATTACTCCCGAGCAATTGCTCGTTGAGGATTTGGTTATTGAAGCCATGCAAATCCATGGCATGGATGTTTTTTACCTTCCGAGAACTAGTCGTGACCAAGTAGATTACCTCTATGGTGAAGATACTCTCAAACAATATGTAACTGCATATTCATTAGAAATGTACCTTGAAAATGTATCAGGTATGGATGGCGAACAAGACTTTATTTCTAAATTTGGACTTGAAATCCGTGATGAACTTACTTTATTAGTTTCTCGCCGTAGATTCAAATATGCAACAGGTTCATCTAATCTATTGAACCCGAGAGAAGGTGATTTAGTTTATATTCCTTTAGTTCAAAACTTTTTTGAAATTACCTTTGTAGAAAACGAAAACGACCAAGCAATGTTTTACACATTAGGTCGTGGGCGTGGCGGTAATGTTTATGTTTATGCATTAAGAATGAAACAATTTGTATTTTCTAATGAGATTATTGCAACTGGTATTGAAGAAATTGATGAACAGATTAGAGATAATTACGCAAGAAGTCAATTGAATATGAGTTTGACAGTTGGTACAGGAACATACCTTGCCGATGAAGTAGTATTCCAGTCTCCAGATAGAACATTGGCAAATGCAACTGCAACCGCTATTGTTCACACATGGACAAAAGGTGCAACCAGAAAACTGGATGTGTATCGTGTAATTGGTTCGTTTGCCAATTCATCAAACACTATTGGTGCAACAAGTGGTGCGTATTACACTACGGCAGGTCAGATTAGTGATACTGCGTTTGATGATAGTCCTTTTGAAGATATCATTGATAACTCCAGAATTGAATCTGAATCGGATTCAATCATCGACTTCACAGAAGTTAACCCATTTGGTGAACCATAATGCTTGGTAAAGAACATTATTATAACAGAACAATACGAAAAGTTGTTACCGCATTTGGAACACTTTTCAATGATATTTACCTTCTTAGATATAATAAGGCAGGCACATCTACATACGAAAGAATTAGAGTGCCATTAGCATATGGTTCTAAAGAAAGATATCTAACTCGTATTACATCAGACCCAACATTGACAAAATCTGTTGCTGTTGTTTTACCTCGTATTTCATTTGAAATGACAGGTATGAGTTATGATTCTTCTCGTAAACAAAATTCATTAATAAGAAATTTTTCACAATCAACAACAGGACTAAAAACACAATTTAATCCTGTTCCTTATGATTTTTCTTTTTCTCTGTCAATCTATGTTCGTAATACAGAAGATGGCACACAAATCATAGAACAAATTTTACCATTCTTTACTCCAGATTTTACTGTTACAGTTGATTTTATTCCTAATATGGATCCAAAATTTGATATGCCAATCATATTAAATTCGGTAAATACAACTACTGACTATGAGGGTGCGGGTAGTGATGGTGCGACAAGATTAATAACTTGGGATTTAGAATTTACAGTTAAAGGTTATATTTGGCCGGCAGTTCAAAGTGGCCGTGGAGTAATCGGTGCTGCATATGCAAATACTGCCGCACCAGCCAATACTTCTTATGGTAGGGTGTTATCTAACATGTATATTAATACACAAGATAAACTTGCTCAAAAAGTAACTGTTGATTATGCAAATGGAAGTAATGTATTTGCCACTTCAGAATCCATTCGTGTAACCGATTCTAATAAAACGGGAAGCGTAATTTATTTTAGTAACAATTCAACAGGTGTTCTTATTGTTGGTGACTTAAACGAATTATTAGAAGTTGGAGATATTGTTAAAGGTGAATATACTAATGCAAAATATAGAGTTACCGCATTAGATGAAAGCCCTGTAAAATCTCTTGTAATTATAACACAAGCAAATCCAGCAAATGCGGATCCAGATGATGCATATGGTTTTTCAGAAACCATTATTGAATGGCCAAATACATTAACATGATGAAAAATTTAAATGAAAAATTATCGGAAGTTCTCGATGTAGAACCTATCGATTTTACAGAACATAAAACTGAAATTGTTGAAGTTAAAACTCCAATTGAAGATGATGCCGAATTTGCGAGAGGCAATATTCGAAACTTGATTGAAAAGGGTAATGAAGCTATGTCAGATTTATTAAATGTGGCTAAGGCATCAGAACATCCTCGAGCCTATGAAGTTGCCGCAAATTTAATCAAAAATTTGGCAGACCTAAATAAAGACCTACTAGAAATTCAAAAACGCAAAAGAGATTTATCGCCACAAGAATCGTCTGGTTCTAAAAACATTAATGTCGATAAAGCAGTTTTTGTGGGTTCGACTGCTGAGTTAGTTAAACTACTGAAAACAAATAAATAGGATACTATGGAAACATTAATCGAACAAATGAAAACAATTTTAGGTACAACTTTTGGGTTGTATTTTAAAGCACACTCATATCATTGGAATGTTGAAGGTCCCGATTTTGCACAATACCATGATTTTTTAGGTAATTTTTATACTGCTGTGTTTGCAAATGTTGATCCGATTGCAGAACACATTCGTGCTTTAGATTCATATGCACCGGTAGCTTTAAGTAGAATGTTGGAACTATCTGACATTGAAGAAAAAGATTCTATTCCAACCGCACTAGCAATGATTGCAGATTTAAAAACTGACAATGAAAGATACATGATGCATTTGCGTGCCGGTATTGCTGCAGCTGAACAATCAAATGAACCAGCAGTAGGCAACTTTTTACAAGATATTTTAGACCAACACCAAAAACAGGGTTGGATGTTAAGAAGTTTTATTAAATAAAATGTCAGATGGATACCTTGGTAATGATAGACTGAAAAGAGTTGGTGTAGAATTATCCTACACCGAAGAGCAGGTCAAAGAAATAATTAAATGTTCCGAAGACCCGGTCTATTTCATTAAAAGTTATGTAAAGATTGTCAATGTGGATAGAGGTCTTATCCCATTTGAAATGTGGCCGTTCCAAGAGGACATGGTTACAACATTTCACCAAAATAGATTCTGTATTGCAAAGATGCCTCGTCAGGTTGGTAAAACAACTACGACTGTTGGTTATATGCTTTGGTCAGTTTTATTCCAAGCAGATTACAGTATTGCGATTCTTGCTAACAAAGGTTCTCTAGCGAGAGACATTTTAAGTAGAATTCAATATGCCTATGAGTATTTGCCACTATGGTTGCAACAAGGTATTATTACTTGGAATAAAGGTAATATTGAGTTAGAGAATAAATCGAAAATTGCGGCATATGCAACATCAGCTGCAGGTGTTCGTGGTGGTTCTTACAACTTAATTTTCTTAGATGAATTTGCTTTCGTTCCTAAGAACATGGCAGATGATTTCT